TAAGGAATGAACAAACACAATTTTACCTTCTTTGCAAAATGGGCGGAGCGGATGATAAAAAAGCTCAACAAGTTACGTTTGACGTATTTAGAGAGGTGATTTGATGACATTATTCGAGGGGATGTGTATAGGCTTTTTAGCCGGGGTTGTGGTTACTATAATGTGTGTTTGTATAGGAGCATTGATTGATGATGATTATAGTTCTGATCATAATATTTCTATCGGGGATCGGGATAGGAGCAGCGATAACAGAATTGATAAGGGAGATAAAGGATGAACGGAATCAATAATTTACAGTATAACCAGATGCTTGAGGAATACCGGAAAGACGGAAAATTCGCCGATTATGTAAGAAAGTGTATGCACACATACGGTACAAATGTTCGCGAGGAATTACACAAGAGGATCACATGGGAGTATTACAAAAGTGTGACTACGGGGGTCAATAAATGAAGATTTTATTAGGGATGCCGTGTATAAAAAACATACCGGTTCAGACTGTCGGCAGCTTATTAAAAACCGTCAAGCAAGGATCAGTAGATGCAATGCTGGTTGAAGGATCACTGGTATATGACTCGCGTGATACAATAGCCCATACTGCCGTAGAGAATGATTATGATTATATTTTATATGCCGATAGCGATATTATCTTTGATGCTGATGATCTCAGGCAATTATTAAGTCATGATGCGGATATTGTGAGCGGTTTATATATAACCCGTCACGGAGAAAATAAAAACGTGAGCTATACGGAGATAATAACCCGGAGACGATTCCCATACCGGACACCAAAACTGATACACGACGTGAGAAAATCAGGATATAGCGAAATAGCCGCTGTAGGCTTTGGATTTTGCCTTATCAAGTGTGAAGTGATAAAAAGTATGCTTAAACGATATAAGAGCTTATTTGAGCCAAAATGGGGCGTTGGTGAGGATATTGCATTTTGCATCCGGGCTAAGAAGTGCGGATATAAAATCATGATAGACCGGGATGTTAAGTTAGGGCATATAGGAGAAATGGTTTATGGGGATCGATGATCAAGACAAAGAAAAGGGGCGTACCGAAACACTCTCTGAATCCAGTACGCCCAACACCATGTAGCAAATATTATAATATAAACTGTTTAAAAAATCAATAGGCTTCTTGAGATTCAAGCATTAAATCAGCTAAAAGCTCGTCTCTATATGCTGCCATGATCTCTTTATACGTCGTGGTTATAATCCTTTCGGTTAAATCCGGCACCTCTGCAAAGATATCTTTTTCTGCCTGTTTGTGATATATATTCAAAGCTCTATTATAATTATTCATACTCGTTCTCCCTTCTTGATATAATCCTCAATGCGTAACATTACTGGGTCGTAGATAGTTACTGTTGCGTATTGCCAGTCGTGACGCGTTTTTGTTGGTACTTTGTTTATTACCGAAAGTGTAGCCCCGTTCTTTTTAGCCCATTTTATAAGGCGTTCAAGTTCAGCCACAAAAGTATTTACTGTTGTGTATGCAGTGCGTTTCCGTACCATGATCGTATATCCCGGATCGTAATCGCCTATTAAGCAAAATTCACTACGGCTCATTATGTCTATTACATATTTTGGTATCTGCATACTCGTTCTCCCTTTCTTTGTGTGTTGTAGTTGTTGTTATGAACGCCCAAAATCTCTCAATACATGAAACATATATGTTGCGTTTTGGTAGCAGTTTTCTTGTCCATCTTTCCATGTTACAGCAATCATTGTGTTATATTTCCGCGTTTCCTCGTTGTAAACCATGCCTTGACATTTTTCGATGTTTACAACGTCTTTTTTGTATTCTTTAGGGATGTATCGCATCAAATTATTTTTCATGATCTGCCGTCCTTTCTCTTAGTTTGCGTTTATCCAGTCATACCATGCGCTAAAATCTTCCCATGCGGCACAGCGGCTTTTATATCTTTTTCCCTTGCCTTTGCGGCGTGTCGGCAGTCCGGCGCGGCGTCTCTCGTTATTCGTAAACAATGGATTTTTGCTATAGTCAACTTTTTTCATAATCCAGCTCCTTTCTCCCCGGTTTACCCGCCGGGGTCGGGGTGGTTTATTATAAAATCCTGCTGTATTCATGATCAGGCTTTTCAATCTCTAATGTTGACCATGATTGAGTCTCATAATGGCTTGATGTTTTAAAAAGCTCCGTGATGATCTGGTTAAAAAACATTTGCATTTTGAACATATACGGGTCGTACTCCGTCTGATACAAACATGATCCGAAAAATGCGTTTAATTCATGTATGGCATTGATTAAGGGCTGCCCGTCGTTATAACAAAGCTGTTTGCCTAACTTGCGGTATGTCTCAAAATCCTGTTTATACTCGTTTTGATCCCTTGCGTCGGCTCCTACCTCGTCGCCGTGATACTGTTCTTTTACTGAAATAACATTCATTTCATAGCACTCGGTAAACTTTCTTTTGTAGTCCTCGGCTGTAGAATTGCGGCGCGTTTCATAGTCGTATAACCAGAAATGTCTCAGCTCCTCAGATAATCCGGTAACGAGTCCGGCGGCCTTCATGTACTCCTGTTTTGAGATAATATAACTTGACATGGTGTTGCTCCTTTCTCTTAAAACTCAATTACGGGCTTTCCCGGTCTCATGTCGTCTTTTCTTGCCTTCTCAATTCCTAATACCTGTGAACCTTTGATCTGTTCAAAATACATTTTGATCATTTGCGGCTCATGGTTTGTGTTTACAAGGTTTGTCTGGAATACGTTGTTTTTGATGAATGATACGTTATATAACATGGTGTTTCTCCTTTTCTCCCCCGGATATAGCGCCGGGGGTCGCTGTGCTGCGTTCCTGATAGTGCTATCATATCACGCTAGCGGTATATAGTCAAGCACTTTTTTATGCTGCTATTCTGTAGGCGTGGTTTGAAAGCTGTTCCTCAGGATTTACAGTTTCTTCGTTTACTTCATTTACCATTGTGTCTAATTTTTCAGATTCGTCGATCTCGGTGATGATCACTTCATGAACCGATGATGGTAAAACAGTAAAGCCGTTTTTGTATCTTTTCTTCAATTCATCCATTAAAGCTATGATTGAATAAGCTCCGAAACTTTGTTTGCTGTTAGATACTATTGAAAGTGGTATGTCTTCCATGATTTCAACGTGTCCTAGCTCCTGCATAACTTCCATTATGGTTTTTATGGTTGCATCCTTCCGGCTGTTTTCCTCGGCGATTCTCAATACTTCATCTGGAGTCGTGTTCCAGCTTTCAACGAGTCCGCTTGTAACCTTTATTGATCCGGTTCCAGTCGGGGTTTTTATCACGTCTTCAATGTATGCTATTATTATCAAGTCATTAAAACCATACTCGGCAGCACTCCGGAAAACATCGGCTGTGGTTGCTTGATTGTAAAGCCTAGCTCTCAATAAGGGCTTTACCTTTTCAAAGTCGTTTACTAAGTCGATGTTAATCTGGTGACTCGCTTCTCTTTCCTTTATCGCGTTGATCTTCTCGGTAGCTTCATCGACTGTGAGTCCTGCTTCATACATTGAGTCGATATAAACGACGGCGGCGGCGTTGGTTGATCCGGTCGGTATCTCGATTCCTGTGAGCTTTACGCCGTTTGCCTTCTCCATCTCTTTTACCTTGCTGTTTGTTGCCTGTGCGATCTCCTGAGCGAATTCATATTTTGTCATGATGTCCTCTTTTCTCCCCGTCTCTCCGGGGTGTCTTTAATGGTTTATAGTTGCTTTCCTTTTTAGGAATACCCGCCGCCGGTATCGCTCCGGGCTTGATCCTCTCCGGTGGGTAATCTGGTTTATGCTGCGTATATATAATCAATCACTTTTTGTCTGTATTTCTCTTGATCCGGGTGAGCATAACAGGCAAGTATTATATTTGTTAGTACTGTATCTTGATCAAATGTTGTCGCGGTTATTTCAAAGTGATAGCACTTAAAGCAATTCGCTCTATAATCATAATGGAAGATCATCCCGGCTTTTTCCGCTGCTGCTTTTGCTATTTCGTAATTATTGTGATCCGCTGTATCAAAAATGTGTTTGTTGTTTATCATGGTTTCCTCTTTTCTCCGGCGGTATAGCCGCCGCCGGTCGGCGTTGATTGTTATGCTGTAGCTGTGATCTCCTTGTATTGTGACGCTGTTCTTTCTGTAAATCTTTGTGATCCGTACATTTCGCGGATTGTGTCAAGGTCTACCGTCTTCTTGCTGTGTTTTCTGTACGGTTCAAAGTGAAAGTACCAAGCAGCCTTATTTTTTGACCATCTGAACCGGAGTTTTTTGAGCGTGTCGGCGTGTTCTTTCGTGTTGCCGGTGATCCAGAGCCAAGAGCCGCAAAGCTCAATCATCAAGCCGGGGCATCTTAAAAGCTCGTTTATAATGTCGGCGTACTGTTCCGGCGTCTCGTTTGTTTCCTTTTCGTATGTTTCGCCGTCCTTGTTTACGTGGATGTTCTTGCATCTGTTAAAAGCTCTTTCATAATCCTGCTGCATCTTCTGGAATTGTGCGGTAGTGTCGCGATCCGGGTTGCAATCTGGATGTAATTGCCTAGCTAGCTTCTTATACAGTCCTTTTACGTCCTCAAGTGTTTTGCAATCTTCAAAATAATCTTTGATCATGGTGTGTTCTCCTTTTCTGTTTCCGGCGTCGCCGGTGTGCTGGTTGTCGGCGGTGTGTTCCGCTCGATCTGGTGCTATCATATCACGCTAGCGATATATACGTCAATCGTGAATGTTGCACAAAATATCACGCTAGCGGTTGTGCAATATCACGATAGCGGTATTTTTCGTTGTATATGTAAGGATTATGTGATAAGATGATCACATGAAAACAGAAGCACAGAAAAGAGCTACCGCGAAATTTGAGCGGTCTGTATATGATAAGATATTACTAAGGATCAGGAAAGACACAGAGCCGACTCGGGAGACGATCACGGCGGCGGCTGATGCGGCTGGGTTGTCTCTTAATGGGTACATCATGGAAGCGGTCAGAGAAAAGCTAGCCGGCGGCGGGAAAAAATAGATTTGTTATCATAGCAGTATATAAAAGTAATAGCATTATAAGGCGCGTTTGTCCTAAAGGACAGCGCGCTTTTTGTTTGATCAGGAAGGGGAGAAGATGCGAGAAAAGAAAAGAACCAAAAGAAAAGAGTTACAAGATATAAATAAACCTAAAAGCAGGTATCAAATGATCATAGATGGAGAAGCAGAGCCGGAAGGCTCGGAGAATGGCTGGAAAAATCTTGAAGCCGGGCGTGTATCTTTTAACCAGATGCCGGAAGAAAAAGCACTGGAGATCAGGCGCAAAGGCGCAGCGGCAGTAAATAAGATGCACGGAGAAAAGAAAACTGCTAGGGAGTCGTTAGAAAAGATACTAACATTACGCGCAACGCCGGAGATAATAGCAGGCGCGGACTTAGAGCCGGAGATCGCGGAGCGGCTGAAACGTGATAATCCAGACGCGACTCTATATGACTTAATACAGATAGTCGCAGTGGGACGCGCAGTCGGCGGCAACATGAAGGCTTATGAGCTTATACGCGATACATACGGGGATAAACCGACAGAAAAGGTAGAAGTCAGCGCGGAGATCATGACAGACAAAGACCGGGAGCTGCTGGAAAAGATCAGCCGCCGGCTTGATGATCCTGATGTTGTGGTAGTGGCAGATCAGACCGACTAATAAATGCACGTATGAGAATATATGCTACTATCTATTCGCTAAAGTGATCTTTCGCGCACAGATGCAAAACACCGACAAAGCCGCATGGTTGACAGGTTTATCGGGTATCGGGAAGGGGTCTATTGATCCTATAAGTTGACATAATATATATCAATCATGCCGTACTGATCATTTTTTTAAGCTCTATTTTTTGTAGATCATAGAGAAAAGCCCGGATCAGCACTAGAACAGCAGCCGCAGCCCAGATCAGCCACCCCCACCCCGTGGCGCGGAAAATTTTTTCGGCGGGAACCCCCCGTCTCACTAGAAAATATTATAAAAAATACAAAATCACTTTACCACACTAAAGCGTCTGTATCGAAAAATGGTGATAAATGAGAGCAAACATCGGGGCTGTATGCAATAAATGAAAAAATCGGGTCAAAAAATTCGCTAACGCGAAGGAGAGAAATGAAGGACGGATATAAAATCACAACAAGGATGATAGGAAGTCATAACCTGTCAAAAGGGGACAGAGAGAGAAACGACTATTACGCTACATCACCGGAAGCAGCAGAGTGGCTAATCAAGATCGAAGGCTTGAACAAGAATATCTGGGAATGTGCGTGTGGAGAAGGCCATTTATCAAAGGTCTTTGTAGAAAACGGCTTCAATGCATGGAGTTCAGATTTAATTGATCGCGGATATGGAGAACAAATAGACTTTTTAAAATGGGATTTACCATATTCCGGAGATATAGTAACTAATCCACCGTTTAAAGATGCTCAGAAGTTCATAGAACATGCTTTGAAGATCATCGGGAATGGGAATAAGGTCTGTATGTTTTTAAAAATACAGTTCTTAGAAGGCAAACAGCGTAAAGAGTTTTTTAAGAAGTACCCGCCTAAAACAATATGGGTATCGTCGTCAAGAATAAAGTGCGGCATGAACGGTGAGTTCTCAGATAAAAGCTCAATGATGGCGTTAGCGTGGTATGTCTGGGAAAAGGGGTATAAAGGCGACACAGTTGTTAAATGGTTTAATTGAAAGGGGAGTAAATGACAAGAAATGAAGCAAAGAAAGAGTTGAAACCAATTAAAGAAATGGATGCGGATATAAGAAGTATCGAGTTAGAGTTAGAGCGTTTAATGGCGGTAGCAACGAAAATGACGACTAACTACGATCCTATAAACGTATCAAGCACACCGAACAACAAATTAGAAGAAGCGGTTTTAAAAATGGAAGAATACCGGAGCAGACTTTCTAAAATGGTTTTAAAAAGCCTTGACTATCGGAATAAATGCTTAAATAAGATCGAGAAGATAGACCCTTCTTTGCGGAAAGTTTTAATCTTGTACTATTTCCAGAATAAGACTTTGGAGCAGACTGCGGAAGTATTAGAGAAGTCTCCGCGATATACATACACGAAATATTTAGATGCTTTAGACGAATACGCGAAAATATTTTGATTACATCGTGTTTTTGCAAAAATAAACGTAGTATTCTTGATAGTGGTAAAACTGGATAATACTTTACTTTCATGAAACCTTTTCCTGCAAAGGGCTGCCGTTAGAATAGCAGCCCTTTTAAAATTGTATGGACTTATCAAGCTATAAACCGAGTGAATTAAGAGAAAAAGAGATAGATTATTGTCGATCTCACCTTGAATATTTCGTAGAGACATACGGGCATATTGAAGACAAAGACGCAGATACTTTAATTCAGCCCTTCGATTTGTGGGATGAACAAAGAAAAGCGTTACGTCAGTTCCGGGATCATAAACTAAACGTAATTTTAAAAGCCCGTCAGCTTGGTATAACTTGGTTAGTTCTGCATTACGCTCTTTGGAAACTGATAAATCCGGGGCGTACAGTTATAGGTTTATCCAGAACAGAGGATGAAGCTCAAGAGTTAGTTCGTAGAATGAGCGTTATTCTCGATAATATGCGTGAGTTATTTGCACCAAAAAATGATCAGCCTATAAATTGGGTGAACAGCACTTGGGAAAACACGTCACTAATTTTAACAATTCACTTCCCCGGATTACCTGACTCCGTTTTCAAGTGCTTCCCCAGTTCACCCAATGCGGCTCGTTCATTTACCGCAGATTTAATAATATTTGATGAATGGGCGTTCCAGCAGTTTGCAGAAGACATTTGGAAGGCCGGTTTCCCTACAATAAACAGACCTACAGGCGGTCAAGTGGTCGGATTATCGACTATTGAGCGCGGATCGTTTTTTGAAAACGTATTTACTGACCCTGATAACGGGTTTAATAAGATATTTATACCATGGTATGCAGACCCTAGACGTGATGAAAAGTGGTATGAGAACACAAAACGCACTATGGGCGACATGATCACGCAAGAATATCCTGCGACAGTCGAAGAAGCGTTAACAGTTCCCGGCGGTTCTTTCTTTCCAGAGGTCAAAAGAGACACTCATGTTGTAAAAGAGGAATTAGAAGGCAAGGTTACGCGTTACGTTTGCTTAGATTATGGTTTAGATATGCTATCGGCGCACTGGATTCAAGTCGATACGAAGGGAAACGCACAAGTTTATAGAGAATATGACGCACCGGATAAGACAATAGGGGCTGCTTGTGACATTTTGCGGTCTATTTCCGGGGATGAAAAGATACAGCACTGGTTAGCACCGTCTGATTTGTGGTCAAGAGATCAGGTGACGGGAAAATCAAGGGCTGTTTTGTTTTCTGAAAACGGAATAAACCTTACAAAAACGTCAAGAGACTTTCAAGCGGGTTGTGCATCCATGAAAGAGTGGTTAAAAGTCGTCGATAAACACCCGAAATTGACGATTTTAGACGGTTGTGCGCCTAACTTACTACGTTGTCTACAGAAAATACAAAAAGACAAGAAAAGACCCAATGTGTACGCGAAAGACCCGCATGATTTAACACATGATCCTGATTCTTTGAGGTCGTTTTGTGTTTGGTGGGTCAGAACGCCAGAAATTGACTACGAAAGAATAGAAACTAAACAGCACAGTTCAATTCTTGAAGACATAGAAAACGCAAGTCCGGAAGATCGAGAGTATCTTTTGGCAAAATACGGTGATCCGGCATGAGGTTAAAAAGGGTAATGAAAAAGGTTAAGAAGGCTATAGCACCTACACCAGAGGAAAAAAAGCGTGATAAGTGGCGTTCTAAGCTCGAACAAGCCCGTATTGCATACGCTAATACCCTTAAAGAGATAAGCAAAAATCAGGGCATTTACGAAGGCACAAGAGAGGTAAACGGAAACCCGAACACAAACATTGCTGCCAAAGCATTAGCTATAAATGTTCGTAACATAGCCTATGAATTGATCGAGTCTCAGGTTGATTCCTCTATCCCTATGCCGAAAGTCACAGCCCTTCATGAAGGCGACGAAGGTTTAGCGCGTTCTATCGAAAGAGCCTTAGTAAATAAGGTTAAACTCTTAAAATTATCCATTATAAATGATCAGATGGAAAGAACAGTCCCGGTACAAGGCGGTGACTTTTTCCTTGTTGAATGGGATAACGAAATGGGTTTTCACTCCAATTATGGTGATGTGAATGTCAAAGAGATTTCTCCTAGACAGGTTATTCCTCAACCCGGCGTTTCAAACATTGAAGAAATGGACTACATTTTCGTTCAGACTGCACAGACGAAAAAAGCCGTTAAAGATAAATACAACATTGATGTAGAAGATGCCGACGAAGAATACAAGGATATAAGGGACGCAGAAGGGCAATCAAGCCTTGATACAGATATAGTCACAGTAAATACTGTCTACTACAAAAATGAGGACAAAATAGGCCGTTTTGTATGGGTAGACGACTATACTCTTGAAGACCTTGACGATTATCAAGCCAGAATTACAAGAAAATGTAAAGAGTGCGGTTATGTAACCGAAGATAAGGTTTGCCCTCAGTGTGGTTCTAAACGCTTTGAGGAAACCGAAGATAAGGTTCAAACAATAAGAATACCCTTGATGCAGGAAATGGGTATCGATCCGCAAGGCAACCCGATAGAGGTAAACGCCGAAGAAGTTATTACAGTTGATTATTACAAGCCTAATTGTTTTCCTTTGATCATTCGTAAGAATGTGTCAAAGTCTAATTCTTTGTTAGGTTTTTCTGATGTCAAAGTCATTGAAGATCAGCAGGATTTAATTAAAAAGGTTGGTTCAAAGGCCGCAGAGAAGACTTTAAAAGGCGGTTCTATTGTTACCATGCCTAGAAACGTGAAGCTGGAAACAACCGATAAGGAGATGAAAATTGCACGTTTAGACGATCCGCAGCAGAAATCAATGATCGACGTTTTAAATATGCAGGTCAACATCCAGCAAGACTTACAGATGATCAATAAAGCCTATGAGGATGCACGTTCTACTTTAGGTATTACGGATGCGTTTCAGGGTAAATATGATCCGTCTGCTGTTTCCGGTACAGCTAAACAGTATTCAATCAATCAGGCTGCCGGTCGTCTGGAATCAAAGCGTGTCATGAAAAATGACGCTTATGCGAAGTTATACGAATTGATGTTCCAGTTCTGGTTAGCTTATGCCGACGATCCGTTACCGATAACAGGAAGCGGCGTAAATGGTGAGCAGGAATACGAAATATTAAACAAACTTGATTTTCTTAAACAGGATGCCGCCGGTGATTATTACTGGAATGACGAGTTCTTGTTTGAAACTGATCCTACGTCAACCATGATGGCTAACAGAGAAGCTATGTGGCAGCAGATAGATATGAAACTGCAATCCGGAGCGTTTGGCCAGTTAGGACAGCTTGAAACAATGAGACTTTACTGGTCGCTTATGGAGAAAAACCATTATCCGAACGCCG